CACTTGGTCATAACCCAAATCAGACGCAACAATTGCACGCACCACCGCGTCAGGGGTCATGCTAGGCACGCGTATATCAGCCGCGCATCCTAATCTATGTTGCGACGTGTCTTTACTGCCTACAGCGTCGTTGACTGCTTTACTGCGGAACGCGCTGTTAATCATGATTGGTTTGCCACCAAGCAATGTTTTGATTTCCTCAAGGAATTTAGCCAATCGTTGTATGTTTGCCAGTTCGGTTTCATTAGGCGTGTTGTCCAATGTTCTGTGGTCGGTATGCGTTAGTTCATCCAACGTAAAATGTTCTGTCATTTTTTCACCCTGTCAGCAATTTTTTCCATTGTTCGTCCACCAAAGTAAAACGACATAACTAACATACCCCATTGCCCAAGCAACTCAACGTATGCGCCACGGGTTTCTAAATCAAAAATTGAAGCAATAGCAAAGCCGGAATAGGCAACCAACAGGAATATAAGCGTCATAGGGCGTATATTTTTGGACAGCCAACTGTCACTAGCCATATCCGCTTCAACGCGTCTGGTGACGTTTTCTTGTTCAACCTCAAACAATTTGGTTTCGTTAGCCATGCGAGCCAACTCACCGTCTTGTACCATTTTTTGCAGTTCAAACTGCGCTTTGGCTTTAGCCTCGGGGTCAGGTATCAGTTTGTCTATCAGTTTCCCGCCCACTTGCAAGAGTGCATCTAATCCCATCATCTTTGTTCTCCTTTGGTTTCTCAGAATCGTCTTGGTTCAGTTTGATACCACTTAGGAACCCAATCATCCCGCCAATTAGGGTGCTGAACGCTGGTGAAATCATTTTGAAAATTTCCGCATTGTCCACCTCTTTTGCCCATAGCCCCAACATAAAGGCAACCACCATGCTTAACACGGAGAAACACAGGGTCAGCGTTACGCAAATTGTCACTGTGTAAACCAATTTGTCTTTGGTGTTTTGCATAATATATTTCAGGCCATGTCATACAAAGATTTGAAAACGTCTGCGGTTCTCAAACATTTCAAGTTCAATTGTGTTTTGTCTTGCTCGTTTGTTGTATAACTCAACGTCAAAATCATTTGTTAAACGTTCTTTTTTATTCGCTTTAACAGCAAGCGCGTATTCTTCTTGTACTTTTTTTACAGCCGCATTAAACGCAATTGTCTGCACGCCTTGTCGCTCAATAATGTACGGATACCATTTGTCTAACGTAATCATTTTTTTTCACGCTTCAGTGCCTCTTGATACCCGTGGATAATTAACGCCCTTGTTTCCGCAGAATCCGCTGTGCCAGCCCATTCTGCCAAGTTATTCCAAATAATTACATAATCCGCAGAACCACATTGTTGCTCATTATTTTTTAACCATGCAATCATCTGTTGATGCCGTACAGATGGATTGTGTATTGTGTAACCTATACCATAAAATTCGCGCACATAACAGCCATTTTTGGCTACGGCTCCCACCAATGCCAACAGCAATAACAGGAGCAACCAACGCATCTCATCTCAAATGCACAAGCGATGAGTACACGACACCCGCCATGCCAACAAGCATAGCCCCGCAAGCCTTAATAATAATGCCCTCTAATCGTTTAATACGCGCACAAAGCATTTCATAACGCAATGTGCATATTTCTTCATGGGCTTCCAATTGTGTCGGCATTTTCTACCTTATCAAAGGTTTTGTAATCGGCATCCATAAATTGCATATTGTTCCGCAATCGTTGGTCGTCAGGGGCTAATTCTATGGCTTTTAATAAAAGTTGTGTGGCTTCATCTTTAAGGCCTAAATGCCATGCGCTAATACTTCCTAAATCCCACGGTTGTGCGCCCCATACTTCAGGGTTCATTGTGTACACCAATTGTTTATCTTTTATTTCAAGTGCTGATTTCGCCGCAGAATAACATTCGACCCAAAGGCTACGGCGGTAGCAGAACATTGCCAGTTCGCACCAAGGTTCGCGGGTGTTAGGGGCTTCGGCAATTGCTAGGCGATACCACTTATGCGCTTCTACGGATTGCCCTAGTTCTTCATGCGCCTTACCCAACAAACGCATTGCATAGCACCGTTCGTTTTGCCAAGTGGCTTCGGGCATTGCAAGGTACTTATTTAGGGCTACGATTGAATCTTGCCAACGCGCATAGAAAGTTAGTTCCCGTGCGTGATAAAACGCGTTACGGGGGCAATGCACATCTTCAGCAATCGCAAGTTCCAATAGCGGCATATATTGACCGCGGGATTTGGTATTGTCGGGCAAGTGCTTAACCAATAGCATATCAGTATGCGCGTAAATTTCTGTAATGCGACCATCAGGGCGCGGGTACTCATGTACGGGGTGATGCCAATGGTAGCCGTGACGGTGATGTATCTTTTCGTAAAAGAAACTAATGCCGCAACCCCAATCAAATTTGTATCGTAGGCGCGTAGTGTTTTCTTGCCATACGCGTTCGATTTCTTCGCGCCAACCATCCATCAAAACTTCATCAAGGTCTAGCGAAATGCAAACATCGATGTCACGCGGCAACAAGGCTAGGGCGGTATCACGCGCTTTATCAAATCGCCAAGGGCTAATGCAAATGTCGTGAACTACCGCGCCGTTTTCTATTGCAAGTTCTACGGTTCTATCAGTAGAACCCGTATCGGCAATTAGGATAATGTCAGCATCTTTAGCCGAATCGCAAAAACGATTTACAAATTGTTCTTCGTTCTTGCTGATTGCGTAAACTGCTATTTTTAATGTCATGTATTGTTTTCCTATTATGGTGTCATTGGCACATAGTCGGGATTGTTAGGATATGCGCTAAAGGTTCGCGGTTCTGTAATGCCGCTTGGCAAATCTCGCAATGCTTGGCGGTATGTTGCCCATTCTGCTTTCTTCGCAATGGTGCAATCGACCGCTTGTGTCCAATCGCAAGCATTTAACAGTTGGTTGCGTGTTGCGCGAATGTTAGACATTGCAGAATCTTTAGCCGCTTGGATTTCTTCAGCGGTTAGGCTTTCAACTTGAACAATAGAAACAAATTCGCCATCATCATAAGGCGCACATTGCACTAACTTTTGCGTTAGTCGGTCATGCGCTTTAAATGCGTTTACTTTCTTGGCATTGTTTTCTGCTAAGAATTCATCGCTTGGGCCAGCAGGGTTAAACGATGTATTAGCAAACAGTTCGCGGTAATTGCCTACTGTAATTGGGTTTGTCAAAATTGCAATTTGCATAATATTCCTTAGTATGGGCCTATGTTTAAAAATGCCGCAGTTGGCGGTGTAAAGTTTGCGGTGTATCGGGCAAAGCCTTTGGTGATGCGTATGTCATCTAAGTAGCCGTTATAAAAATAATCGCTTTCACCGACACTACATCCAATATGCCCATAGTCATCGGTAACATTTGTTGTGTACGCCGCAGAACCGACAGAAACCCCACCTTGATAAAGTGTTAGTGTTCCATTATTTCTTACTAAAGCAACATGAGTCCATGCGCCAATAGTCAAAGAACTAGATGCAGTAATTAAAAAACCACCAGCATAAAAAGATAATGTAGTAGTACTAGGTAAAAAATTAAAATTAAAAATCTCTGTTGGGCCTTTGTTAAGTAATTGAGCATAAGATGCTTGATTTGCGCTAGGATTGACCCACATTTCAATTGTGAAATTTCCTGTGCCAAAATCAAGTGTTCCAAGTTTCGGAAACCTTAAAAAATCACCAGTACCATCAAAGTACATCGATCCTGTTCCAAACTTCACCACGCTTGTAGAAATCTGTGCATTGCCCCCAGTTTGCAAATCGTTAATCATGGCGTTGTCAAAGATTGCGCCATTGGTAAAATTGGTAAGCAATTGTGTGTTAGCAATTGCGGTTACGGGCGATGTTGGCGGTGTAAAGTTGCTTGTGTAAAGAGCAGTTCCTTTAAGAACTCGTAAATTTGCAATATATCCATTCCACATTCCACTACCCGCAACTGCCCCACCAATATTTACATTAGAAGATGGGCTATTTAATGTTTGGCTAATTGATGTAGTTGTACCTAAAACACCATTTTTAAATGGGTACAAAGTGTTTCCACTTCTACAAATGGCGTAGTGAGTCCATTCCCCTATTTGAATTGACCCAAGATTTGCAGGGCCGTAAAAATTTGTTGACTCCACCCAATAAAACTGCATCAATGAACCAACTGATTCAAGAGTATATGAATTATTTGCTGACCCGCCATTGTCAGGCCATTGTGAAAATACACCAGCAAAAGAACCTAAAGCAGTAGCGTAAACCCAAGCCTCAATTGTAAAAGCACCTGAACCAAATGCTAAGTTTGATGTACTAGGCGTAGATAAGTAATCCCCCGACCCATCAAAGTACCCTGACCCACCAATCACGCTTGTGGAGTAGGCGGTAGCAGTACCAAATGGGTTGAAGCGTTGTACGCTTGGTGAATTG